CATCGTTCCCTTGAACCACGAGCCATCTGTCGAACAATGAGAAAACCCTCACTAGCAATTCTGGACTCGGGTACACCTCTTGAAAGAGATAACGTCCAAAAAATGATGCCAAAAGAACATTATCCCTCTCAGTCAACTTATCTGTAATCATCCTTAGGACATCAATTCTGTAAACAGTGTCTAATCTCTCCCATCTAGCAACAAACAGCTCCCCTATCAGAAATAGTGTTATTGACCCAATCTCTACCATTGGCACTCTCAGTGTCTGATGCATTTCTAATCCAAATTCCTGATATGATCTTTCTGAAGTCATGGCATTAGACACCATGAGTGCTTTCTGAAGGAGAATCTTGGTCTTGTAGGTCTTTGTCTGGACATTGCTTGATGTTTTGATCAAACGAAGGAGTCTATCAAAAGGATCACCAGGTTTGGTTAAGAAGCCGAGGCCTTTATACTCAGTCTTAAGGAGTCTGTAAGCTCTGTCCATGTGAGGTACATCTTGTGGGTCATTAAGGTTAGATTCAAGACAAATCTTGGCACACAACCTTCCTGCCTCTCCAGACTTCAGCTTACCGAACTTCCTCAGTATTTTTTGATAGCTCTTTATTTCTCGGCCTCTTCCTCTTTTTTCAGAGAGCTCTTGGACATCTAGATAAGTCAATGCGCATCTTAAATGAAAATCTCCCAGTCCTCTAGCATGGCGTCTCTCTTCTTCATCATAAAGGTCGTAGATAAGCCCTGCCATAATTCAGAAATTTAAGATTAATAAAAGACTGAAGGTCTCGGTTTTCTTTATATACAAAAGGAGACCCCACTTGCCGAGATGACCATGTTGGTTTTCCTCGATAGATTCCCTACTGAGTGGATTTGAGATATTATGATACTAAGAAGATGATGCGTACAAGTATTTATGGCAACCCCTAACTATAATAACCTTAGAAGACATATGCTTATTTATGATGGTAAACATGAACATCTCCTCTCTCTACAGCTTGGATAACCTTCCTTAATAAGAAGTATTTTATTCTCCATAGCCCCCAAGATAGCAACACTATCGCATGAGATAAAATTAAAATTATGGCAATTTCACCTTGAGAGATGTTTGTATGGTAATTATCCATGCTGATCTCTTGGTTTTCTTTAAATATTAGGCTCTGGAGTATCAAGATGGGTTGAAGGATATTGCATATTAGATACTTGATCTTATTCATTTCTGGAGTTATTATTGAATTATAAGTTCTTCTGATCCGGGGTTCGGCCTTATAGCAGAGTAGATTACCTTAACAGGACTGCCATGTCGCCTGCGCTCTATCTTTATTGTTATGGAAACAATAGCAAAGAGTATTATAGCACAAATCAGACCTAGGGCAATTACTTTGATTCGGTGAGTGAGTTCACCAAACCATCCCCAAATCTCTCCTATTTTCATTGCTACTGATGTGATAAAATGACCAGAATAAGATGATGAATTAGATCCCTTCTCCAAAAACCCTATTCCCCCTAACGTCTTTTCATTATATCCGAGAGTGATTTCTTGAATTTCGTCAGATCGAAGAAGCACAAATTCTTTATGGTTGGAATGATATTTTGAGAGTAGTGAGAAAACCTCTTCCTTCCCATATTGTCTTGCTTCTCCAGGGGTGCACACTAACTGATCATGTTGGAAAGGAGTGAGAAGAGACAAAACCCTACGAG